ATTAACTAAGTGGTATGTAAATTATTGAGCTGCAACTTGTCTCCATGTCGCTTCTGCTGAGAATTATATTAACTAAGTGGTATGTAAAT